ACAACAAGAACAACGCATAACAATCAATCAAACAAATACAAACAATCAAACAAACAAACAACATGAGCAAATTATTTATCACAGATTACGCCAGCTACAACAACGGAACACAATTTCAATTTGGTCACTGGGTTGATCTGGCAGACTTCAACGATGCTGATGAATTTCAGCAGTACGTGAGCGATCATTTGAAGCAGGCAGACGAAGATAGCCCATTACTTTGCGAAACAAAACGCGAAGAACCAATGTACACTGATTATGAAGGCTTCCCAGAATCATTGTATTCAGAAAGCATGTGCGGCAAGGAACTAAAAGAACTATTTGAATACATAGCATTGGACAAGCACCAGCAGCACGCATACGAATATGCAACAACTGACTTAGGATATTGCCATGATACTGCAATAATCAACGTAGATGACATTTACTTTTGGGCAGTTGGCAATAACAAACGTCAAACCATCTACTATATTTTTGAAGAACTATATCCAGAAGCAGAGAAGGCAGAACAATCAAATCCATACCTGACAATTGACTATGATCAATTTGAACGCGAGTGCCTGAATGAGTTTACCGCGATTGATGGCACAGAATATTTGGTATTGAATAACTAATTCATAAAAAAATGTCCGAAAATAAACACGGCGGCCAGCGCAAGAATGCTGGCCGCAAAAAATCACCACATCAAACCAAAACCATTTCATTTCGCGTGCGATTATCGATGGCAGATGAAGTCAAGGAACTAGTCAAACAATTTATATCAACTAAAACAGAACAAAACAATGATCACAAACTTTGAAGAATTTACTGGCAACCTAACTGATGAAGAAATTGCCATCACAAACATTCTGCTTATTGTATTGAATAATGCAACAGAAAAAAATCCCTATAAAGCATCATCAGTTGTGGCTCAAGTACAAATGATTATGGGTGTAAAACAAATACGCATGCCATTCAATGATCGAAAGTTGCGCAAATTGGTGAACCATATTCGCATTAATGGCATTGCACCGCTTATTGCCACTAAGGATGGATATTACATAACACGTGATCCTAAAACGATCAGTAAACAAATATCATCATTGGAAGAACGCGCGCGCTCCATACAAATGTGCGCTAATGGATTAATGAAGTTTACAAAATAAAACAAATGAGAACAAAAACATTCACCAAGACTGACCAATATCGTCAAATCAAATATGAAGCAAAAGTGTTTATGAATGACTACGATGATAGCGTACGCACATATCATTATTACTTTATAATCCATCAAAATTCCAGATCACAAATCGGTTGCTATTATGCTATGGATCAAATAGAATTTGACATTGATCCATTTCTGCATCATATTAAGAAATGCATTGATGAAATTATAGATGGCAACCCAGTGGTCAATAAATTAACGCAACTAGGATTCATGCTTATGGATTCACGATAAGAATTTTATCCATGCCAGTGAATCTGCAATCACAATGCAGCCACGTTGGAGTGAACAATGTATTTTCAATGGTTGTGCAAAGTTGCTCTTTGATTACATAATCTTCGTACTTCAAGATGACATCAAATAATTCACGCGGCTTCATTGTGGAACACTTCAAGTCAACGGCACGTCCGTACTTATGCTGCGACCATTTTGCGCCTGTCATCGTGTTTGCCCTACGCAATCCGCTTTCTTTATACTGACCACCACTTGCCCAGTTATTGACGATTATAGGCGCACCAGTTAGTTCTCTGAGCCATTGGGTAAACTTTATGATGCGATAGTCCATCAAGTTGATGGAACGTTCACCGCGCGTGGCGTATATCGATGGATCAATAAATTCATCCAAATAAAAGTTAGGTGTGATCTTAACGCGATTCATTGATTTGGCGTATTGTTTCGTCCTTCATTCGTGATTGTTTGGTTGTGCCAAGATAATAAGCGAACGCCATCCCGGCAAAGGTGAACACCTGCCCAACACCCATATTGAACAAATCCTTCTTTGCATCAGGAACGATCGGACCAAACGCAAGGAACGCAAATGCACCCATGTACATCACCAATGCAATGATGACTGTTGCACCCATCAACCAATCACGCTTGCCTCCACTGGCTTTCATGTAATCCACCTCACGCGTGCGTGCTGATTCACGATCCTGTACTTCCAATTTGAATGTTTCCATTTCCAAACGCAGAAAGTCCATTTCAAATTCATGGCGCATGCGTTCAAATTCAATTGCTAGTGCCTGCACCTGCGTATCATTTTCTTTGCGATCATTTAGCAGTTCGCCTACTTTCTCGATGGCAGCAATGCCAGTAATATCACCAACGACTTCTAGCACGTCACCTGCAACTGGTTTGATTTTTTCGGTGACAAACTTCCAAAATTTTGTTTCTTTGAATGGTTTTTTTTCGCTCATTTCTTTGATGTAAAAACGTAAATAATTCTGTCAAATATTACTTTGTAATTCTGTGCCAAATAAATGTTGATTTTTTCACCTAGCAAGGTAGACAAACCAACAATCATTGATGATGCGAATGGTGAATAGTTCATCCACACGCAATACATGCCAGCCATCCAAGCCCAAAATAATGAAACACCAACAATGGCAACCCATGCAAACCATGACAACTTTCTGCGCATCAAAATCTCATTGGATATTTTTGCAACAACTGCCACAAATGCGCTCATTATTGCTGCACCAAATTTGGCAAAGAATTGATTGATTTCATTTAGATGTTCCATCAGTTTTTTTTCTGTTGGGATTTGTTGTTGGTTGTGATTTGTTATCTAAATATTGGCGCAAAACTTTTGCAAGTTTGATTGCGTTGATCTTCTGTTGTGATTTGTTCATGGCAGGTATCTGTTTAATCTTGTTTGACGTCTGCCCATTGCAGTATTGTTGCCTGAAAAATCAAAGTTTAATCCCAAGTGTGAACGTGGTGATAAGTCAGCACCAGTGTTGGTGCTATACTCTGGAAACAACGCTGAGTTGTTGCACAAATAATCGTGCAATCTTTTTTCGTAGTATGTTGCATTGTTCTTTGCATCTTCAATCAATCGGTTCATTTCACTCATTCCAACAGAAGTTGTATTATCTGAGTTATGCTGAGCAATTGCACCATTGTCAATCTTGTAATTGATGTTTGGCAGCAATTCATGGCATGTGCGCCACACCAATAATGGACGCAGATATTCATCACGAAGGATTAAATAATTGCCTGCAATAGTGCCAGCAGCAGAATCCGCTTTGATCTTGTTCAATAGTTCTGTGCCAGTCAATGGCTCCAACCATTTATCCTGAGCAAGACGAATGTATGGATATATCTTAGCCGCTTCAACTGAATCGTTGATTTGTGTGTTTTGGTACACATAATCTTCAGTTATTAAAAGTGTTTGTGCCATTATTCTCGTGGGTTTTTGAATCCGTTATTGGGCATATCGTATGGTCTAGTTGAAGCATCTGCCCAGTACTGAGCGTCCTTAAATTCAAAGCCTTTCTTTGCCGCCTCGCGTTGGCTGATTCGCTCGTCATTGGATAGACCTTTGTTGGGTAAGAATCTACCATTTTCGCGCTTACGCATAAAGACCTGACGTGACCAAAAGTGTTTGCAGTTTGCACCGCCTTTATAAAGGAAAATTGAATACGTACTTTCACCAGCAGCAGCAAATTCACTATTGATACCCTCATCGCCCATTCGTATAATGTCCTCATAGCGATAAACTACGCCTGCCTGTGATGCGCGTACCATATTTTTACAGAAGATCCGCGTATTGTCAGCTAGAGCAGTTGAATATCTATATCGTACTTTGATCAAACCCCCGTCATTTTGGCTTCGATCGTCCGGGTTGGCAAAGCGTTTGAATAGTTTGATGCTTGATAGTTCTTCGTCTGGTGATGGTTCGCCTTCTAAAACTTCTTCACTAACCAATTCATATTGATCCATGTCAATTTGTTCACCGCATGCATACAAATGATTAAGCCAAGCGACTTCTTCCGCCTCCGTCATTTCGTTCTTTTGCTTCGACAAGGATAAAGTTGCAGGAGCATCTTTTGTATTTGCCGCTGGTTCTTCACTTATGAAATATTCGTTTTGTTCAATTTCAGGCTGAGCCAATTGCAAAGTTTCCACGAATGAATCAATGATCTGCGTTTGCATTGGCTGCACCACGTTCATCATGAATAAACGATAGCCTTCTTTCTGTTCTTCTGCATTGGAACTGAAACCATCACCAGATAATTTGATACCAAATAACAAAGGCGTTGTAACTAGGTGACCTGTAAGAATCTTTTGCGTTGCATTGCGATCAAGTTGATCGTATTGCTTGTCTGCATCGCTTAATGGGAAGGTGGTAATTTGTGGCGCAGGTTGATCATGTTCACCAAAAGTAAAAAATATTTGACCTGCCCTGCCTGCACCTGTTTCAGCATTGATATCACGCTTCATTGATGCCTTCGTTTCTGGATCAGGTTGACCATTTGAAAAGTGCATGTGCAATTGCGGAAAAAATCCGTTCAATAAATTTGATACGTGATATTGACTAGCAGCGCGATCCACTTCAACGTAATTGATGCATGACTTGTAGGATGGTTCTGGATAGTATGTTGATGTGCATTCATCCAAGAATGAAATCTTCACATACCTTGCTGAATCTTCATATCCTTCAATCTGTTTGTCGATCAATGGCACAAACTCTGGTTTGTTTATTTTCTTGCGTGTTTCCTGCCAATTGCGTGAATAGAATATTCCAGTGATTTCACCTGTTTCATTGGCAGCCAATCTGCAATTTTCAAAAGGCAAATGATTCACTGCTGCAACACCTGTGCGATCAAGTGTTTTGATATACTCAGTATAGAATCCACCATACAACACGATGTCGTTTGCAATGGAAGGCAATAAACGATTCAAACGATATTTGCTAATGATTCCATCATCGCTAACAATTGGTGACATTAATCGCTTTCCTGCAACCATTTTTGCAATGCCTTTGACCAATGCGCCATGCACTGGTGATGTGCTGGCTAATGTTTTCAAATATTGCGGATAATCGTTTTCATCACCATAGGCAATGTATCCACCACGATCAATGCGTTCGCTTGCAGCAACAGGTTGATATTGCGTCAACTGAACGCGATCAAAATTTGGTTGTATTTTTTTTTCTTCCATTTTTCTTTTACGGAATTATCACAATATCAATTTGATTGCCTGTTGGTGTAAAGTAATTTGTGTTGTCACCAATATTCACCAATCCTTGTTCAACCAATCCAACAACGGCAGCATTATTTTCATCCAAATTTACTGCTGAATTTTGGCCATAAACAAAATACCTGTAATAGCCTGCAACTTCTAATCCAATGGTGGTTAATGTAACCTCGGTTGATCTTGTATTCTCACTGATCACGTTCAAAACTTGTGCAAGCCTTTCGCCTTGCATTCCAACAGATACGCCATCCTTGATTAGCACCAACAAATAATGCGTGAATGGCGTTGCATAGTACAACCGACCTTCATCTAATGTGAAATATCGCGTTTGGTTTGCAGTATTGAAATCGAGATATACCATGTTGTAAATTTATAAAAAAAAAGGTGGGCAATCTACCCACCCTTTCATAACCATTAACTCAAAATCCCTTAGTAAGCAGGCGAAATTGTAGCGTTTGGAATATTGTCAAATGGAACATCAGTAAACGGCTCAACAAAATTGGCTTGTTTACGGCATTCAGCAGTGAATGTCAACATTGTTCCACTGAAATCACCACGATTTGCACCATTGGCAAATGTGCCAGTAGTAACTTCTGCACCAGCATCCAAACCAACAGCAGCAATGTTGTCGTTATTATCACGAACAAAGATCACCAAACGTCTATTGCGAATTAAATTGGCCATTTCCTTGCGATATGCTGCGGTCAAATTGTTCCATTGGATGACCAATGTTTGTGTAACAAAGACCGTCCCTGCATCACCATTGGCAGTGATTTCTTGGTTGAATGAATTTGAACCACCTTTCAATTCAAATCGGTACAAAGTAGCTGCATCAAAATCGGTGATTTGCTCATTTGCATCTAGCGTAATTGAACCATTCAAAATGTTCCAATCTGCGAATAGCACTTCTTGAATGCCACCGATGTCTGTTTTACAATCTAGCAGTCTTCCTGCGGATAAATTACATGCCATTGTTTTGTGTGTTTTTTATTTTGAAAAAAGGCCACCATGTTTGATGATGGCCTTTGATCAGATTATTGTAAAGTCAGATTAGACAGTGTACAATGTGATTTCATCACTGAAACCATACTGTATTCCTGCAAGGAATTTGGCACTGAAACGAACATTTTCAGACAAATCTTTGTCAGCCATGTCAAGCAATGCAACTTGATTCCAGTCGCTCAACAAGTTTGTTCCAAACCAAAGATTTGATTTTTGTGCAAGCACCATTGTGTTAGCTGGCATACCGGGGCATACCGCGATTGCGAATAATCCCATGAATGTTTGTGGAACTGCACCACCTGCATAAGTGTACCATCCGTTACCTGCTGCTGCATTGGCAAAGATGAACTTTTCCCAAACATCTTGACCCATGTAGATCAATGGTTTTTCAGTGGCACGCTTTACACGATCAGGTGCTTGGTCAACCAAGTCCTGCAATTTTGAAAACACGTTAGCAGTTGTGATTGCTGCTGCACCTGTTACATCAATTACACCTGCATCTGCAAGGAACAATGTGATGAAGCCAGCATATTCACCAACGTTTGCGTTGACACCTGTCCAGATCAAACTTTCGTTCTTCTCTGCAATTTGGCCAAGCATGTTGTCGATCATTGCCTGTGAAATTTCAGAAGCAAGACGGCCATTCTGCGCATCGTTTGCAGTCCAGTCAGTCAAGAAATCTTGTTTGCACAATTGGCGTTGAACTTGGAATTTTTCCAAAGTCAAAACACGCTCAGTCAAAGCGACCGTGCCTGTTGGTGAGAAGTCGCAAGTGCCAGCGGCAAATGATACATCATCCACAAGACGGCGAACCACTTGTTTGTAATCGATGTTTTCTTTTAGGGTCAAATACTGCATTGACTCATTGGCCAAGAATGCAGGTTTGATAACTTCGCCAGCATATTTACCAGCGTAAGTTGTAGTCAATGAAGTTGTAGTAGCCATTTTTTATTTTTGCTTTTTTTTCTGTTGGTTCTTAATTAGCCTTTGCGCGATAGTGCGCAATTCTTTCTTTGATGGTCATCATTGAAACAGGTTTTGTTTCTGTTTTTTCAGCAGCCAATGCAACTTGTGTTGTCTTATCTTTTACTGAACCAGAAGCCTGTGACTTGGATAGCTTCTCAAATTTGGTTGTCATTTCGGCAAGTTTGGTTGCCAAAGTTTCTTTTTCTTTGGTTGCAACACTTAATGCTTCAGCGTTTGCAGCGTTTGCAGATTCAAGTGCATTCACACGCTCTGCAAGTTTGCTTACAATCGCAACAACGTCTGCGCTCATTTCTTCTTCTGATTCAGTGATGGCAGTAATAACACCACCTGCAACACTGATCACGCGTCCATCTTCCAAAGTGTGATCGCCATCTGGTGCAATTGTTGGCTCACCTTCAATTACAACATAGACATCAACACCTTCTGCAAAATCGTCAGCCGATGTTCCAATTTCTGTTCCATCTGCAAGGCGCATCATTTTTGCCAATACAACTTTTGCTGGTTCTTCAACACTCAAATTGAGATTGAAACTTTTTAGGACTTCATTTATTTTATCTCGTAACATAGTATAATGTTTAGCCATTAAACTGAACTGCATCCTATTGTTTCAACAGGTATATTTTTTTGTACATTTTTTAGGATAAATTTGTTGAATGTTCAATCCCACACTGAATGACAAGCAGGCCATAGCATTATCATTGTTGAATGGTGATAGCAAAGTTGAACAGGTGTTATATGGTGGTGGTGTTTATGGTGGCAAAACATGGTTTGGATGTTGGTGGCAAATCAGCAGACGCATAAAATATCCAAACACACGCGGTCTTATTGGTCGTGCTGAATTGAAGAAGTTGCAGCTATCTACCATGCGTTCATTTTGGACATTGGCAAATGAAATGGGATTGAAGTCTAATGTGCATTACACATACAATGGTCAATTGAATTACATCACATTCATTAATGGAAGTGAAATATTATTGATGGACATGGCAGACCAACCTAGCGATCCTGACTTTCATCGTTTCGGATCATTGGAATTGACCGATTATTTTTTGGATGAAACTGCTGAGATCAGTGCAAAGGCAGTTGAGATTCTTGATACACGTGTGCGTTATAATCTTGTCAATAATCAACCAAAGGGATTGCTAACATGCAACCCATCCAAAGGCTGGTTATACAATGACTTCTGGATTCCTTTTAGGGATAACAAATTGCCAGAACATAGGGCATTTGTACAGGCATTGTTGAAGGATAACACCATTGTGCCTAATGAAGCATATCAAAGAAAAATGGAACGATTAAATGAACGTGATCGCAAGCGTCTATTGGATGGCGATTGGGATTTTGATGATTCACCAGACATCATATTTGAGCAAGATGCAATGCTGCAAATGTTCAATGATACAAAGCCAACAGGCAATGGATATATCACTTGTGATCCTGCTGCAATGGGTAATGATAGAACCATCATTTGTATTTGGCAAGGTTTGCACGTTGTCAAGTTCCATGAATTCATGCATAAATATCCGCATGAAGTTGCAAACACTATACGGCAATTGGCAACCGATCATAATATTCCTATGAATAACGTGATTGTGGATAGCGATGGCCTCGGTATTGGCATCAAAGGTATATTGCAATGTCGTGAATTTTTGAATGGCAGCAGTGCCATCGATAAAGATCACTATCAAAATTTGAAATCTGAATGTTACTTCAAACTGGCATCCATGATTGCGCAAAACAAAGTGCATATCACTGATCACCGGCACAGGGATTCAGTTATGAAGGAATTGGATTTGGTGCGTGATGCTAGCAAAGAAGATAAGAAGAAGGCAGTAACATCGAAGGATGAAATCAAATCAAGATTAGGGCGTTCGCCTGACTATGCTGATGCAATAATGATGCGCATGTACTTTGAATTGCGGCCAAACTATGGCAAATATTCTTGGTAAAATCAAAAAACCGCTTATCGTTATAAGCGGCTTCCTGTCAAACGTACTTAAACTAAAACATAAACTGAATCAATTCGATGCAAATATACATCAAAATGAAATTACCATTCAATGAAAGAATGTGAAATTACACCAGTGCGAACGTCCATATAAATTTCATTGTCTGTTTTCTTGCCATCCAAAGGTTTGTATTCAATGCACATACCAATAGCAGCACGTTGTCCATTTGCATCAAATGTCAATATCACTTCATCCTCGGTTTGTTGTATGCCAAAAGAACTACCCCATTCGATGCGCACAGGCTTCACTGATTCATTTTCAAATGCAATGTCTAAGCATTTGCCAGCAGTTCCCATACCTGAGTAATTTGGCTCTGGATAATCAGCAGTTGTGGAATCATTGTATGCACGCAATCGAACAACGAAGTCAGGCGTACGGCTCGCATATGGTGGTATCAGCGCACCAAAGTTAAATGTGTTATCATCCTTGCCATTCATGTACACATTTGGAATCCATACATTTTCTTCCAATGCCTCTAAATCAGTTGCAACATTCAACAGGTGCAATTCTTCTGCTGGCGTTGTCATCATGAATTTTTGGTAACAATTTTCTGCAAGCATTTCCTCAGTAATACCCATTGCCAATAATTCTGAGCGTGTGAACGTCTTGTTGAATTTATGGCGTACAACCTTTGGAGTTGATGTTTGAAATGTTGTGGTGTTAAATACTACCATGCCAATCAAACCTTCATGCGGATTGCCTTCTTTGTCTGCATTGCGAAATGGATTATGATATACACGTGTCCATGTGCCGCGATCAAATTGCATTGTCTGGCCACCTAACCAAAACTGCTTGCCTGCCTGTGGCCCGACAGGAACAACAAACGTGCTTGCTTCTTTTATAATCGCATTGCCATCATCAGAAACCACAAATCCATGACCATGCACAAGTGCATTAAAGTAATTATAGGCCATCCATTTATCACCGCGATTGACATTTGTTTTGGTCAATTCATAAGTTGCAGTTCTAACCCATTTGCGCGTTGTGCGATCATAGGCCATTGTCACATTTTCTTTTAATGCAGGAATCATGTGTTCGGTTTGCTGCAACCAACCATTGAACCGCGTAAGTTGATCAGGCAATC